GTATTATGAGATAGGTATACACCCATCTACGGACGAGGTATTACTTAGGGGTAAACAAAAAACTCAGGAGGCTGTATCAAGATACTTACAGCATAAAGAGGGAACTCGTAACATTGAATCTTTTATTTATAACACAATTTTAACTTAATAAATTTATACTATGGCAATCAAAAATAAATACTATGGCAACCTACAGTTGGATAACCTTGGCAAGGCAGTCAAAACAATCCCTGGAAAGGTAGAGAAGACTGAAAAGTACGGACACCAGATTAAAGTCAAAGCAGCGATGTGGGAAGACGGTGGCATAACTATAGATATATGGGATGCAGAAAACAAAGTAGCCCATAAATTAGGTAAGCTTATGCTTGATAAAGAGTTTACGTCTGAGCCAGCAGCTCCTAGCCAAGCTGCTCCTGAAGTAGAAGATCCTGATGAGGATTTGCCTTTTTAATTAACCCTAACTAAACTAGGGGGAGTTGTTTCCCCCTTTTTTTTTGTGTTAAATGTTAAAAATAATTTATTATGTCTTACATATATATATTTATAATTATATTTAAGTTTTTTGAATACAGAATGACAGTGAAAACCAACATTTTCAACACTATGCCTATAAATAAAAGGCTATGCAATACTAAAACCAACATAAAACCAACATTTTAATGTCAAATACGGTCACAATATTTAAAAATATCAATGAAACTAAGGCACCTTTCTTCAGGGATGTTAATGTTATTTTGGATAGAATAAAAAAAGGAGCAAGTAAAGATTTAGTATTATCCATAAGAAAAGAAGATGATAAAGAGAAACGAAACAATCTGAAAAAACAATTACCTAGCATATGTTTCTCTGGTCAATTTAATAAAAGGTCTGACGTCTCATTAGTAGAGCACAGTGGTATAATATGTTTAGATTTTGATGGCTATAAGCTTCAAAAAGATTTGCTTGATCAAAAGAGAAAGTTTGCTAAAAACAAATACGTCTACTCAGTTTTTATCTCACCATCAGGCAAAGGTCTGAAGGTACTTGTAAAGATACCTGCCAACCCTGATAACCATGTAGGATATTTCATGGCATTAGAAAAACATTTCAAGTCTAAATACTTTGACAAGACCTCTAAAAATATAAGTAGAGTTTGCTATGAATCCTATGATCCTTTGATTGAGATTAATCCAGAGGCTAAAGTTTGGGATACGGCTGAGGATTTAGAGTACAAAGAACTTACAGCCAATAACGGGGTTAAGACTATACCTATAACTGATGAGAATAAAATAGTAGAAATCTTGGTTAAGTGGTGGCAGAAGAAATACCCTATGTCACAAGGACAAAGAAATCAAAATGCTTTTATCTTAGCCATGGCATTTAATGATTTTGGCATTTCTCAAACCACCGCTAACCTAGTTATAAGTCAATACAAAAGCAGAGACTTCAATGCTACTGAGATCAACAACACAATCAAGTCAGCGTACTCTAATACAAAAAACTTTAACACAAAGTTTTACGAGGATGAGGATAAGATAAACGAAATACAGCAACGGCTCAGAAGAGGAGAGTCAAAAAAAGCCATTCGTCAAGTTCTCCAGGAGTCAAACTTGGCGGATGATGTGATTGACTCCGTTATTAATAAAGCTGAGGAAGACAACTCAGTTAAGTTTTGGACAATGAGCAGCAAGGGTGTAGTAAAAATTATACCCTTAATATTTAAAAAGTTTCTTGAATCTAATGGCTTTTATAAGTTTTCTCCTGAAGGGCAGAAGCATTATGTTTTTGTTAAAGTTACTGACAACTTAATTGATCATACCTCTGAGAAAGAAATAAAGGATTTTATACTTGATCATCTACACGACATGGAGGACATGGCTATATATAATTATTTTGCTGATCAAACAAGACTATTTAAAGAGGACTTTTTGTCTTTATTAGGGACCATTGAAATATTTTTTATACAAGACACTATGGACACGGCTTACTTATATTATGAGAACTGTGCCGTGCAAATTACAAAAGATAACGTAAAGTCTATTGACTACTTAGAACTAGATGGTTACGTTTGGAAAGACCATGTGATAAAAAGACAATACAATAAATGTACGACAGAAGAAAGCGATTTTAAAACTTTCATAAGTAATATATCTAGCAAAGACCCTGGTAGAATCTTGACCTTTGAATCTACCCTAGGGTACATGATGCACGGCCACAAAAACATTTCTTACTGCCCCGCTACCATACTTAATGATGAGCAAATATCAGACACAGCTAATGGTGGTACTGGTAAAGGTGTTTTCTTACAGTCATTAGAGCACATGAAGAAGCTAGTGATGATAGATGGAAAAGCGTTTGCATTTGAAAAGTCTTTTCCTTATCAATTAGTTTCTGCTGACACACAGATACTAGCCTTTGATGATGTAAAAAAATATTTTGACTTTGAGAGGTTGTTTTCAGTTGTAACTGAAGGTTTAACATTAGAAAAAAAGAATCGCGATGCTATAAAAATTCCTTTTAGCAAGTCCCCTAAAGTTATTATTACTACTAACTATCCTATAAAAGGAAGTGGCGCATCGTTCGCTAGACGTAGATGGGAGCTTGAGTTAGCTACTTATTATACGGAAAATTTTACACCCACTCAAGAGTTTGGTAAGTTTTTGTTCGGTGAAGAGTGGGAGGCTGATGACTGGTGCAAGTTTGATGACTATATGATTAAATGTATACAGTTGTACTTAAGAAAAGGTTTAATAGAAAGTGATTCGGTTAATGCAGATAAGAAGAGATTAATTATAAATACTAACTCAGACTTTATCGAGTGGTGTGGTTTATTGGATACACATGCATCCAACACTTTGCTTGAAGCAAACAAAAGGATTCATCTTAATGATTTACATTATGATTTTACAAATCAATATCCAGACTATGCTAAGTTCTCAAAGCGATCAGTATCACAATATCAATTTAAAAAATGGATGATTTCCTACGCGGTATATAAAGAAGGCCTTGAGCCAGAGCTAGGACGTGACGCTGCGGGTAATTGGATTAGAATTAAGCCAAGGGCAGAAGGACAAATACAAAAAAAACTATTATGAAGTTTAGAGATTATCAGGGGGAAATAATAACTAAAGGATCAGATGTGATAGCAGAGCATGGTTTTGTATACCTAGCCATGGAGGTCAGAACTGGAAAGACACTTACAAGTTTAGGTATAGCTAAAGAGATGGGAGTCAAAAGGGTTTTGTTCATTACAAAAAAGAAAGCTATTAGCTCAATCGAGGCTGACTATCAGATGCTTAAACCAAATTTTACCCTTGAGGTAATTAACTATGAGAGCTTGCATAAAATAGAAGGCAGCTATGACCTAGTAATATTGGATGAGGCCCATTCATTGGGCGCATTTCCTAAGCCAAGTAAGAGAGCAAAGCAAGTAAAAGTTATAATTCAAAAGAATGATCCGCTAGTTATCTTGCTATCTGGTACGCCGACTCCTGAGTCATACAGTCAAATGTACCATCAAGTATATGCTATCCCAGGTAACCCGTTTAACCGTTTTGTAAACTTCTATCGGTTCTGTGACAAGCATGTGCTAGTAACTCAGAGGCCTATAAATGGGCTCAATATAAGAGACTACTCAAAAGGTCAGCAAAGTATAATGGATGCCATGCAGCCTTTCTTTATTTCTTATAGTCAGAGAGAAGCAGGCTTTAAGGTGCAAACAAAAGAAAAAGTAATGCATGTTAAGATGAGCTCTTTGACTTATAATCTTGCAAAAAAATTAAAGAAGGACTTGGTAGTGGAAGGTAACGAGCAAGTTATTTTAGCTGACACGCCTGTCAAATTGATGATGAAGCTTCATCAGATATACTCTGGAACCGTTAAGTTTGAGAGTGGTATATCACAGACACTAGATTTAAGCAAAGCAAAGTTTATTTGTCAAAGTTTCAAGGATAAAAAAATAGGTATCTTCTATAAATTTAAAGAAGAGCTTAAAGCTTTAAAGAAAGTTTTTAATGGTAGCCTTACCACAGAGTTAGAAGAATTTGTTAACACTGATAAAAACATTGCCCTTCAAATTGTCAGTGGAAGAGAAGGAATAAGTTTGCGCCAAGCTGACTGTTTAGTTTATTACAACATTGACTTCAGCGCTACTAGTTATTGGCAATCACGAGACAGGATGACAACCAAAGACAGACTTAATAATAATGTGTTTTGGGTTTTTTCTAGGGGCGGTATAGAAGATCAGATATACAAAGCAGTTGTTAACAAGAAAGATTATACCCTTAATCATTTCAAAAAAGATTTGTTAAATTTAAATTAATTACAATGAATAGTTTTTTAAAAATATATGACAGTAAATGTTGGTACTCAATGGAAATAGATAAAACAAAATGGTTAAAAGAACCAGGCGATGAATTAAAAGACTGCATTACTTTTGAATTGAATACCTGTGATTGTGGTGAAACTATGCCAGCAGATGCAAAAATACCTGAGGAAACAACATTTATTATGAATATTGAAGACGCTAAATATTTGAAGGCTTTTTTGGAAGCCGCTTTAGATAACTCATGACGTTAAGTTTATAATTAGTAAATTTATGAATGACCGAGCAACAAGTACAGTCAAAAAAGATTAAGGAGCTAGAGGCAGAAGGTTACTATGTGCTTAAGCTTATAAAGACTAATAAAAATGGTATCCCTGATTTGTTAGCAATACACCCCAACAATAAGGTTCTTTTCGTTGAGGTTAAAACTAAAAAGGGTAGAGTGTCGAAGCTCCAGGAATATCGAATGAAAGAACTCAAAGACCATGGATTCGAGACGCAAATTCACAGAGGTTAATGCTAGCAGCTATGAAGGTTATCTTTATACCTTCGACAGTGATTTTGTTTTGGAACTTATGCGACATGATTTATATACCTCAGTTCCTATTGTTATGCAAATTGAAAAGTATGTAGATAGAAATTATGTAGAATCTCCTAATGATGTTTTAGAGTTGGCGGGTGTTTTAAAAAGAAAAACTCCTTTTTATTTTGTTGTCGTACTCTCTCATTATGACGAAATGGTATTTGAAAATCTGCACGAGATTAGCTCTGATGCATATTTAGATTATTATAATAAGAATATGTTGCTGAGTATTAAGGAGTAAGGTATTTTTTTTATTCAAAATAATTTATATCTTAGAGGGCATGAATGGATTAACTCCAATTGAGCACAAACGCATCAAGCATATAAATTATGTTATGGCTGATCTTCATGCTTCGCTGAACTCAATTTACGAACACCTTATGGATAAAGAATACACCCCTCTTAAAGGAGAGGTTAGTTCATTAACTAAAAAGCTTCGTAGTGTTGGCGAGTCGGTAACCGATGAAGTTTAGTCCAGACTATGATTTTATAGGCGCTGTGTGCATCACTGTTTTAGCGATGTACTTACTTTCTATTCTTATTTTCTAGCTCTTCTTCTTTTGCTAGCTCTTTCTTTGGCTCTTTGATAATCACTGTTCTTACCATACTCTCTTTCCCACCTGCGAGGGTTGGATTTCTTAAGCTTTGCTTGTTGATCGGCATTTAAATATTTAGGCGCTTTAGATGCGTTTCTTTTTATAGTTCGCATGTTGTATCTTGCAACACTACCTGCTTCAGCTGGTAATGCACCTAAAGTATAAAGAGTTAGTAGTAATGTACTGTATTGAGCAGCTTTCTTTTCGTCTTTTGATAGCTTGTGGGTTTTGCTTCCACCAAAAGCATTTTCTTTTTTATACTCTCCTGAGGCCATTATATTAGCAAAATCATATAATTCATATACTTTGTCTGCAGATATACTAATTAATCCTAAATCCTCAATTAGTTTTTTATTATTTTCAAAAAACTGATAAGGATCTTCATCATCGTCTATCATTTTTATTACCCCATTTATCGCCCTGATTACTAAATCATCTGCAGGAGGAGCTGGATTAATTACATCTAAAAGGACATTTTGCTTTCTTCCCTTTATTCTGTTATCTAAATCTTTTGCAGCTTGCTCTTCATCATCTTCTCCCATAAGATAGTTTGAAGCCGCAGCGGTAGCTTGGGTAAGTAATAATCCTAAACCATTAAATACAGCTGTTTCAACTGCGAGCCCCCCTATTGATCTTAAAGCAGCAGTCTTATCTTCTTTTGTAGCAGTTTTACTAGCTAGGGTTCTTCCATCAGAAAACATTCGTGCTTTTTGATTCAATAAAAAATTAGAAAATGGCAATAAAACTTGTCTAGTAAGTGTAGCCCAAGGATTATTAGAGCTAAATAATTGTCCTTGTAAATCACGATCCGATATGTTTTGCTGTCTATCAACTTGTTGTTGAGCATAGTTTCCAGCTTTTTTATTTACTTTATGATTTTCCCAATCAAACCCTGGAACTGTAACATCTAGGCCTTGCTTTTTCATCTCCCTTGCATAATAAGCCATCCAAGAAGCATTAGCTGCTATTTTATCTGGAGCTACTAATAGTTTGTCAATCCACCAATTTTGTATATTCTGAAATCCTCGTCTAAGTTTTTCTGGCTTACTATTAGCAGCCTCGTCTACTTTTCTGCTTAAACTTTCTAAGTTAGCTGACGCAGATATTCCTCTATTTGCTATATCGTAACCACTGTTTTTAAGCCAATTTATAACCGATGGCTTGGTATACAATCTAATGCCATCGATAGTATTTACTCCTCCTGCATTTACCATTGTGTTGAAAAGCGGCGTGAGCTGTTTTAAAAATTGACCCGCACTTCCTAAAGTTCTAGAAACCCCTAGAGAAGTGAGTGTATTTAAATATTTTAAAGCGGTTTTTGTTGATTGAGGAGTATAGTCTAAACCTCTTTTTTTAGCTATATAATCTTTCATCCGATTATAAACTATATCTCTATCAGCTTTTTTAGGTATTAGTTTGTCAAAATCTCCAGACTCAGTAAAACCTTTTACTTGTTGTATGGCAGCGGCTGTATTAATATCAGTTAAAGCTTTTCGTAGACTGTTTATATTTGATGTATCGAAACTTAGGTTAACATATCTCGTTCCATCCAAAGATTTTGGACGATTAGATTTTTTAAGCACACCTGTTTCTTTGTTATAGATTCTTCTTCCTGATGTGTCAAACATCGGTTCATCTATTTTTTGTTGAGAGGTATCTGGCTCTAGCAAACTAAACACATCAGGGGTATAGTTTATGTCTTGGTCTAGTTTTTTATTATATATATTTAAATTAGTATCGCTTAAATCTTTATAGTGTTTACTCCACTCTTCAGTCATCCACTCAACTGCTTCAATATTTTTTTGGTCTACTTTCGATTCAACATCTGTAATATTATTAGAATCTTTTAGAATTTTATCAAAGACTTCTTGATAAAAATCTGCCTTCTCATTATCCCCCTTGTTTTTAGTGGCTTTTAATTTTTCTATAGATTCTAAAATAAGACCTTTTTTTCTGTCAAATTCTTGCTGTTGCTCTACCTCTGTCCCAACTAACGTTCTTCTCATAAAAGCAAACATACCACGTTCAGTCATGTTTACTGAAGTATTAAAAGCTTCCCCGTTAGGTTTTGAATTTTCAAATTTCTTTACAAAGTTCTCTTCTATCTTTCGAGTTTGTGTTTCAGCTTTAGCGCTGCCATTAATAACATCTTGAAAGCCTGATAAAGCTAGAACCTTTGCAGCTCGAGACTGTCCTTTAAAAATCATTTCAAGCATCAGAGGAACTGAAGCAATGTTTTTTGACCAGAAATTCCCTGCATCATTTAAAGAAATACCTTTAAGACCATCTTTTATTGCTTTGACTAGGTTAGTTCGCCCTACATAATTACTTACTACCGCTTCCATTCCACCCGTCGATGCGTTAGTAGCAAAATTAATTAAAGAGTCTAGAGCTTGGAGTGCTTCTTGATCCGTTAGAACATTTAAATTCATGTTCATAAACGCCCTTACTATTCGTTTTTGATCTGCAGTTATTTCAATCTTTTCTCCAGTATTAAGGTCTCTTTTAAAAGGGTCTCTTTGAGTTTTTAATTGTTCGTCTACGACTGCAGTATAAACGCTGAAGGCATTTTTAAGAGCATCAAATATTACTTTTCTTTTCTTTTCGGCTTTACTTTTTTTAGCCTCTTCAGTTGTCTCTTCACTATAAATTATATCACGAACCTCGCTCAATGATAAATCACCAGGTGGTATTCCTGTTAAAGCTTCAAAGGCATCTGATTCTAATTCGGCTTGTCTTTTGTCTTGCGCTTCAATTTCTTTAAGTGAATACTCTTCGGTAGATTTAATATCCACTGCGGGCGCTACATTTATTCCCGTTTTAGTTCTTCTTGTAGAGCGAAGTCCTTTTAATAAGTTGGTGGCTTCTTGTTGGTATTTAGTCAAGTCATCCACAGTTAAAGGGTCAATCCTTAAAAACTCTTTAGCTGCGGCAGAAACATTAGCGTCTAGATTTTTATTACCTGCGGCCTTTTTAATTTGATTTTTTGTTTTCTTTGCTGTATTCAATGCTTCTACATTGTTCGCCTTTTCAAAGGTTTTAGTAATCTTTTGAATAGTACGCTCAACTGTTACTGGATTGGCAAAATTAAGACCCTCCACCTCCTTTATTAAAGACTTTGCTGCCCGCGCCGCTACTTTACCTTTTGTTTTTATTTTATTAATTATATCCAAGAAAGCTTTACGCCTTGTTTCTTTAGGTGTCTTAGGGTCACGTACTGCTCTAAAGACTTGTTTGTTTTCATTTACTGTTAGAGGTTTACCCTCTTCAATAACTACCTCCCCATCTTGAATGTCTTCAACCTTAACCTGGTCCTCCGGGGTTGGTTCGACGGGCGTTTCTTTTTGGGTTTGTGTAGTCTCTCCGGTAAGCTCTGTGGATTGATTGTCTCCTTCAACCACTGCTTCGCCAACTTCGGATTGTTCTTCATTAAGTACCTCAGCTGGGCTTTTGATTGTATCGGCATCTTGTTCTGTTTTAGTTTGTTGATTGTCTCTTTCTTTTGCTTGAGTAATTTGCTCATCTACATCAGCGATTTTTTGATCTATCTCTTCTACCAACGGGCCTTCTAGTCCTTTCTTTTGATCCATTAATCTCTGTCTTTGATCTAATAAATCAGAAACCTCCAGCATATTATCAGAGTTGACTATAGTACCTTTGGTTCTATTCTCCGCTGTTTGCATGGCATATATTTCATCATATACTTCTTTGCCTTGCTGCTCTGTGATGTTGTTGTTTTTTACTAATTCATTAACTGTCTGATCTAAGTCACTTACATTCCGAGCCACATATCGTAAGGCATCTAATCTTCTGTTGCCTGAGAGTAAATTTTTAGAACCTAGAGTTGTGGTGGCTCCTAAAGTCATAATTATGGTTTCCATAATTTCACTTTCTTTTATTTTACTGTTACGCACAGACAAATCAGTAACTTCATTTACAGCTGCGTTTATTGCTTTTTCAGAAAACAACACTGGCAATTCTTCTATAGTAACCTCTTTAAGATTTTCTTTTGCTAAATCTTTAGCCTTTCTTTTTAACTCATCGACAGTAAACTTTTTACCATCTTTTTTGACCGCATTAGTTATGGCTGTTTTAAACCCCTGAAGACTACTTAATACTTTGGTATTAGATCCAGCTAGACCAGAAAACACACCATCTAAGGTAGCTATAGCGTTTCCAGCAATTGCTGCTTTAGTTAAAGCTTCATCCTCTGTTAGACCAGCCCGAACTAAATCGGCTCTCATATCTTCTACTGATTGAGCTGCTGTGCTTGCGTATGAGGCAAGCCCCATGCCAAAGCCTCCAGATATTCCTAAGGCTTTTGATAATCTTTGACCCCCCTTTATCAAACCAAAAAGGTTGGCTATTGTTTGTACTCCTCCTTGAACTAAACTTCCTCCGCTGTAATTTGTTTCTGAGAACTTTACATTCTTTGCTCTTTTTTTTATTTCTTCAAACCTTTCGTCTGATATAATACCTATCATACTAACATTGGTGATAGGATCAATTACATCTCCTTCCTCAGTTACTATATATTGTTTACCAGCCACTGTCACAGGCTTACCTTCCGTAACGCCTGATCTTTTTACAGGGCCTATCTCTATATCTAATGCCTCGCTTGTGTCTAAAAGAGCCTCTGTAACCCCCGCAAGGACACCTTTTTTATCTGCACCCGCGCCCGTTAATACTTGATCTACTAAAGAAGTTATTGCTGCTGCAGAACCTAAAGCAAAATCAGCTATAGTTGTAGGTATTGTTTTAGCTGTTTCCCCAAGCTCTGTAATAAATTTTACATTAATTGGAGCAGGAACAGGTGAACCTGGAACATTAAATGTAATATTAGATTGTCCAGCATCATATACTTTTTTTCTACGTTGCAAATCCAAATCATATGTGAGCTCCTTGTATTTAGGAAATAACGAACCCATTTTATTTAACAAGTTAGTCTCCTCTATTAGCTTTGCCTCAAGTTGTTTTTTTATGTTTAACAGCTGCAGCTTATCTTTAGGATCTTTTGCTAATTCTAATCTAGAATCGACAGTAGAAATATCTTGTCTTAGATTATTCATTACCTCCATCTTATATGAAAGTAATTTCTCTGTATCTTTTTTCTCTTGATCAAAAACCTCACCTTCATCAGTGGCTATAATATCTTTAATAAACTTAAAAGACGCCGACTCCTCTCTTTGTGTTTTAGCCTCCCACTTAGAATAATCATCTTGATCTATTTTTAACTCATCAAGTATATTTTTTTTTATAGTTGTAGGCTTTATCTCTACCTCTTCTTCTACTTCTCTTTCAACAGGCTTTAAATTCGGAGACTGAAGATCAGTCTGTATATCTTGAGATGCGTTGTTGGTAATATAAGTGCTATATTCTAGAGCTATATCACCAGCCTCTGTGCCCGTGGTATCTTTGTTTCCAAACTTTCTTTCTCTTAGAATAGCGTCCACGTTTACACCTTTTCCTTCTAAGAAAGCTCTCTGTTCGGATGTTTGTTCTGGTGTAATTTCTACTGTCTCCTCTTCTAATACTTCAGGGATTTCATCAACTACGTTAGTTTGTTGTTGCTCTTGTTGCTGCTGTGGAAAAACAAAATCTTTTTGCAGTACCTCTAAATCATTTGAATTTAATTCTTGTTGTATTGGTGGCTTTTCTATTACATCAACAAGTTCGCCCTCAGATTTTTTTTTTAATAAACCTTGACTTACAAACTCGTCAAACCTTTTGCCATATTCTTCTCGCAATTCAGCTTCACTTATTTCTAAACCATTAGGAGTGATGTATATTTCTTCTTCCATTATTATTTTTCAAATAGCGATTTATCAAATGGGGTGCCTTTAGCTATTGAATTGAAAATTTCTTTAACTGCTTCAATGTAGTTTCTTTTATCATCAGCACTAGTACTATTAGGTAACAATAAAGATCCCTCAAATATACTTGGTATAGTGAGTTCTAATCCAGAAGTTGTTGCCCTACTTCTAACGTCTAAATTAGGAAAATCTTCTTTTAATATTTTAAACGCTTCTTCTATACCGTCTGCCATAGAACTAGATCTTTTTAACGGGCCATCTGCGAATTTCCATGTCATGTCCTCGGTTACTTTTTTTATCACCTCTTTTAATGGCTTCTCATCACCAGCTTTTTCTCCTAAAACCTCTGCCGTATTAAAATCTTCAGTTATTGAAGTCTTAGCTTGTGTTCTACCGACTTGAGATGCGCCCTTATAGTTTGGATTAGGTAATCCTTTTTCGTCAACACTTTTTGTAAAACCACCAGTCTGATTAAAATCAGTTAATAATTGTTCATAAGAACCTTGTACATCAGGAAAAAATAACTCAACCAAGACCTCCCCCGCTTTCTCAGGATTTGATATATCATATGGAGAAGATGTTATTCGATCCTCATTATCTATTCTAGTTACTGTTAAAGTTTTTCCGTCCTCAGAACGTGTGGCGTTTAGTATGTTTGGAATACCTGGTGATTTTCCATAGATAACATTCGCCCCTTGTATCATTGCATCGATAGATGCTTGCGCTGTTGATTGGTCTCCGGAAATAACATTATCAATACTTTTTAAATAACCTATCTCCTTATCTCTCAAGGATTTAGCTTTTTTCTCAGCAACTGACGGAGGATCTACTTTAGTTTTTTCAAATTCAAATTTTTCTCTTGCTAGATCTATCCTATCTTGAGCTTGTTGGTTGACTATTTTTTGTTGTTTAGTTGGATCTTGTTCATCTTTTCTTTCCCCACCCAACGACGCTTCAAATCTAGACTCTGCATATTTCTGTGCAGCTAATAGTTGGTCTTTACCATGAGCAGTACTAAAATTATTTGTGCCGTCAGGGTTAACAAGTATAAGGTGGGGGTTGTTCTTAGCTTCTGTTTCATCATACGTGAAATCGTAAGTGCTACCGTTGGGAGCTACGCCTATGTTACCCGTTAAAATGCTTGATACATTATCAGGATTAACAGTAAAAGAAGCAACCATATTTTTTTTCGCATCGTTAAGAAGCTTTTGCTCTGCATCGCCTAACTTACCCTCTTGAGAAGCTAAGAAAAATTCTTTAGTAGTTCGCCCGTCACTCTCTTGAATTAAGGTTGCGGCTAAACCTTTAACTGCATTATTTACAGCTCCGTCCAAATCAAAACTATTGTACTGTCTTGTAGCTTGCTGAACAAGCTCTGATGCATTTGCAAAATCTCCTGGCTTGGTAGATATAACTCCTGTTACCTTATCTCTTCTAGCTACATTGACCTCGCCCGTAAGGGGATTTATGTAAGCTCCATTGTTGGCAAAGTTTAAAAAACCTTCAGTCTGTTGACGCATCCAGTTTTCTTTAGCTTGGCTTTCACCTGCAGCAAAACGACGCATGGACTCATCATAGCCCTCGTTAAATTTTTTTGCAGCTGTAAACATAAGAGTAGTGCCTTGGTTAGCGTTGGCTCTAAACTTGTAGAAGTCTCGCTCTGACAATTGCCCGCTTTTTAATAACCGCTCAGCATTTCTCATGGCATCACCTGCATCAGATGTAAAGTCTCCCATAAATCTGTTTACCTCAGCGTTTGTTCCTTGTGGCTGATTTAAAAGATTTTCTTCGTAAGCATCAAGCTGTTTATTTATATCGTCTTTTCTGTTCTGTCTGTCTGTAAGTTCCAAAGAGATAGCATCGGTCATCTTTTGACCAACTTCACCCCAATTTATTTGCATTGGTTTTGCGTCCCTTACATATCCGAATCCTAGTGCCATATCTTAATTTATTACTATAGGATCAAGATCTTCCTCCAAGACTTGCACCGAATTAGGATCAAAATTAGTGGGCGCGCTAACTGGCCCAAAGATGTCAGAGAAAGATGGATTTTCACCTACTCTAGCGCTAATAGCGCTTAAAGCATCCATATTACCTTTATCAGAAACGAAGTCTAACATACCTGCTTCTCCTGTTGCTGGTGTGCTACTACCATAAAGACCTGGGAGCTTCATAGCTTGGGTGCCTAAAGACATAAGGCCGCTTACACCCGCTTGATTAGCCGCTTGTCTTGCGGCTCTTGCGTCGGCAGCTATCATTTGTTGACCTCTTGCTTCTTGTAGACCAATATTAGCTAATGCATTACGAACTCTTTGTTTTTCTCTAATCTGCGCTTTTTCAATTTCAGACATCTCTTCTCCCATTGCAATTCTAGTCCTTGCTTGCTGCTGCTGATTAAATATGTTAGCTTTACCAGCTGTGGCAATAACACCTCTTTGTTCGCCTTCTTGCCCAGCTTGTACAATTTGACCTAAACCCGACAACCCTGCCTCTCTAGCAAGATTGTACTTTTCTTTTTGTATTGATCTTTCACCTTCATACAAGGTACTAATAGTGTCTTTCGATTCATCGAAAGCTTTTTTGCCGAGCCGTTCTGCTTCTTCTTGTCTTTTTCTCTGCTTACCCGCTTGTATAAAACTGCCCGTTGTTCCCGCTGCAGATATAGCTAAACCAGCGGCTGTTGCTATTGTAGTGAATGCTGCCATATTATAATACTTTTATCATTTCTTGTGAGTAATTGTCTGCTTTTATATAGCCTAATTCTTTATACGTATTAATCAAACCATCATGTTTTATTAAGGCATAGGCGTATTTACTTCCTCCTGCCTTGCACGCTTGAGTCAATGAGTCAACTAAAGATTTGACAGCTCTGTGCTTGGCCTTTTTATTTTCGTAATTCTTATTTGATATAATCCAGTCCACCCAGGCTACTTTTGAATTTGTTATATATATAAACCCTGCACATACAGGGATGTTATTATCTAATACTATTAAACCACCTTCACCGTCATCTGGCAAAAAATCTTTTGCCGGAGGCTCCCATCCCCAGTCATTCCACCAACTCACTAGTATGTCTTCGTAGTCAGTAGAATTTAGTTTACGTATATTAAACTCCATACTCTAACAAAGATACTAATTTTTAAGGATCACTTTTCATTACTTGCGCTTGCACTGCAAAGAGCTCCGCTCTAGCAGGTCCTATATTTTCAAAAGTCATTATTGAATAGTGCCCAAGTATTCCATGTGACTCTGCAATTAGATTCTTTAACGCCATCATTAAAGGCGTATTTGTTGTTGGATTAGTTGCTCCAGGTATTGTGCTGTCTACTGTAATTGACGTGGCATTTTTGGCTGTAATTACACCCGCTAATGAGGGAGAGTTTGTGAACTCATTAAGATAATACAAATAATCTCCTATACTTATAATTGAATCGATTGCAACAGTAAAAGTGAAGACTCTAGGATTTGTCATTGTAAAGCCTGTGGTATTACCTATACCATTGACAGACCTTAGATCAAACTCACTGAGTGTCGCTGGAGTTTGTGAAGTGTTTTTGACTGCCGCATAATAAGCCCCTTCTTTTAGCTCAAACCATGTGTTGTTTATAAACGCTTGGTTATTCATGTCAGTATTTAAGCTAGTGTTCCAAGGTGAATCTGATTCTAAGCTTATAGTTTTAAATAATTTATTGTCTAAGGGCGCTTCATTAATAACAGTTGTTATTGAGCAGTTATATTGTACACCATAAAAATTATTTCTTGCTTCATTAGTGTTATGTCTGTATATATTGCCGCCTGAAAAAGTATAAAAGTAGTTATTCATACCTACCATATAATCAGGGTTGTATGAATAAAACGATGGCCAACCTTGCACACTATTGCTATAAGTAAGAGTATACAGATCACCAGTAGGCATTTGTGGCGTAGCGACAGGGTTAGGTGATGATGGTATTTGTGCCAACTTTAAAATTTTTATTTAAAACAAATATACAATATTTTTACTTTGGCCCTAAACTATAGGAGTAGCTGTAGGCGTTGGCGTTGGGGGTATGGGAGTAGGAGTAGGAGTTAAAGTAGGAACAAATGTAGGCGTTGGTGTAGGGGTTATCTCCGTGCCTCCTATACATATTTGACCCGCGCCTTTTGTTCTACCCTCACTGTCCTCTATATATAATAAGAAAGTTAGTATGGTATACTCACCACTAACTAGAGGTGATGTTGGGTTTGGCGGAAAAAAAGCTGTGGTTGGACTAACGCTTGAGGCAGGGGGGATAAGACTCTGTGGATAAAATCGTACTATCTCATTACCTAATGAATCTAAAATAGCACCTGTTGCGACAACTAACCCTGGGCCACTAAGCCAAATGCTTTGAATTGATGGAGTCAGTCCAGCAGTCAAAACCAAATTATTGGGCACATTTATAATCTCTTGATTAGCAATTGCATAGGTTACACCATCGGTTCCTTGATACGTGTTTACAATTGGTGATGTGGTACCAGTTCTAACTTGGGCTGAACAACTTAAATAACTCATGCTTTTTAATTATAATACAAATTTACAATTTTATTTTATGCACTTACAATATGATAGATTCTATTCTATTTACCCATCCCTTTGATTTACTGTAAGGCCATACAATATATTTGTGTGGCGTCTTACCTATAAACTCACTGTCAATTTCTATAGCGTCTTTATATTTCCAAGTGTTTACTTCTCTTTCTTGCAAGTCTTTCCTGTTTATAAGTACTCCATTTTCATCCTCATATATTACAGCAACAAATGAATAGTCATCATGTAAGAATTGATTTTTATTTAACTGTATCTTATATCTAAATAAACTAAGATAAGGATCTTGATTTGTACCGGGGGGTTTATTATCTAAGGTAGACTGCTGTACGGTTCTGCTTTTAAACCGTATGCCAGCGTAACTCTCATATTGTTCCAAAGTACGCACAGGTCCAAAGTCATATCCTTTCAATGCCTTTTTTGCACATGATGTGCATTGCTGATTGTCCACTTGCAATAATGTCCGAACTCTATTTTGAGAAGACTCATCTCTTTTGCTCCATTCTGTGTGATCATCCCAATGCTTGTCTCTGCCTTGCCTAGTGTATTCATGCCATGCTATTGTCTTATGTGGATGAAATAAATCATAACCCCAAGTATAGGCTCTTACAGCTATACTAATTTCTTCACCGTGAAAATATAAATAAGGATCGTGAGGGACTTCTCTACATATTTCACCAATGGTAAACGCAAAATGTCCTGAATAAAACCTAGCTGGTATTGGCTCAGTCGCATTATCCTCCATATAGTGTGGCTTAAAAAACAACATTCCTTTAGGAGTAAACCTGTCAAATACCATGCTCCATGGCATATTTTCCTTGTCCTCATTTTCTGTCTCAGGTAGATAGGAGGGCAAGTAAGAAGTAATAAGTGGCCTTGTTACGCCCTTCTTTCTCAAAGAAAAAAACATGTCTATACACTCAGCGTCCCAGTCTTTTATAAACCGGTGGTGTGAATCTAAATGTAGTGTAAACATTTGATTGGTATAGTGCCTTTGTATTTGATGACGAGCCCAACAAGTTCCTTGAGATTCTGTGTGAGGTATGTCTATTATTATAAACCTTGAATCATTTTTAAAATCATTAAGGTTATCCCACTCATCCTCTGCGTTATGCTGATGAGCTACGCATATGGTTAGCTGTTCAGGGTATTTAGCATTGTGTAATAGATTGTGTAGAGTGGGTACTAATTCAGGATCACGATAGCTAGCTATCTGAACAAATATAGAATACATTAGATTTGATTTTATTTATCAAATATAATAAATATTAAACCACATAACTAGAACTAGAACCGCTTCCTATTTGATTACATACTTGACAATCATTTCCTAAAAATAAAAGAGGCTCTACTGCTGGTGTTGTGTTTGTTATATATTGAGATGGAGTTGTAGTGCTGCCATCTAACTGATAACATACTCCGTCATCACCCCTATAAACACTTCCTGAGTTACCTATCTGTGCTCCTGCACTAAACAGAGGGTCATTAGTAGGTAATGTAGATACTCTTTTGCCACCATATTGATTACCTGTTTGTAATGATGGATCACATGGTTTTAATATGTAATAAGTTTCAGCAGGGCAACCAACTATTTCTTTATAAAAACCAGGTTGTCCTTCAACTACACCGTTTACGTCAATTGGTAAAACATTTGTAAGCTCTTGCTTACCAGATAATTGACTAGCAAGTAAAATACCACCCATAGTGTATATGGTTGATCCTAAATCAGGCGTAACTCTTTTATTAGTTGCCCATAGTGTATTCCACGGCACTTGCATGTAATAGTCTGTAGAGCCATCGCTACATTTAGTTAGTTGAACTATGTTTCCTGTTATAACATTAAACGTAGGACATCCCGTTTCACCAACAATTTCATTCAACACTAAATTTCGTCCTCCAGGTTGATCTAAATAGTCCGCAGCAGGAACAAAAGATACCGTCGGTGACGCAGGGTCGTAGTAATAATACTCTTCAGGCTCTACGTTTGTAGCTACAAATCTTTGATTGTCTGCAGGTCTATTGGCAAAAGTTCTATTGATGTATCCTGAGGCAGGTGTATTTCCATTTTCACCTTGACAAGCTGTTAATTTATAATTAATAGTAGCGGCTGTACTAGGGATAATTTCTATAGTTCCTGATAATGTGTTGGTTACTGTCGTCCCGCCAACGGGTATAGATCCCGCTGGATTTGTTGCAGAAAACTTAGCGGTTGGACTAAATTGTTTTCCTTGTACTGGTGAAGCTACAATATTAAAACTATAGGGGTCATTTTCTTGACCTGTTTGTGTAACAGAACCTGCGGGGTCATTGCCATCATAACCAGTGCCTGATAAAGTATAGTCAACATTTAATGTCCCCACTATATTATTAGTTACGTTTTGTATAACACTATATATCGTAGGTGGTGATGGCGTGCTTCCCGAGCAATTAGGACAATTTATTGAAGATCCCAAAACCCCTCCCGATTGTTGTCGTGTTATAACTTGATCTGAATAGTATCCGTCTACAGCAAGAACTGTTAAAGCTGCATCAGTATAAACAGCTGTTGCCTCTGAAAGAGTTGGAGCATCGATAAATAAAGCTAGTTGTGACATTTTTTAATATTTTATGTTGGGCATGAGACATTAACATCATATGCTGTTCCGCTAAGAGGACCATATACCTCTACTTGACATGAAGTAGTGGCTGTATTTTTATTAAACGTAAATGTTTTATATACATTTTGCGTTCCTTGTATGAATCCTCCATTCGCTACAGTCGGCAATGGAGCTGTTCCATTTGGTGCGTAGGCATTGCCTGAAGTGGGCTCTACATAAGGACTTCCAGTGTTAGGGTCAGTGCCTGACAATTCTTGATGCAAGTTAGGAATTTGTGATTGTCCACCATGATATTGACTATCAATAACTGTAACTCCATCAAATTTTACTATCATTCTATCAGGTACTGTTTGACCCCTAAACTCTACAGTAACTGTTCCAGTACCTGATCCTAATTCTATATTACGCCTATCAGGATAACTCTGACCTCCTGTATATCCAACAGCTTGAGAACATGGAGTTGTGGGTGCTGGTGGTGCGCATGAACAACAAGAGTTGAACTCTGCTAATGCTCCAAAGTCTGTAGTGTTTTGACAAAGAGTTATGGCTGTTATTGTTCTATAATCCCAAATCAAATAAAGATTATTATCTGCCGTCGTCATAGTTGGCATCGTGAATGTAGCATAATTAGACCCTGCTGTAGTTACAATAGGTGTCGCTTCTGTTGATGCAGATACTAATGCGTTTATATCTGCTGTTGTGTTGTTGTAAACAGTTGCGCTTCGTAAAAATCTCAATTTGTTAGTAGTAATATTAAAATCAAAAGTATCAGAGCTAAATTTGTTGCTTATAATAGACACTAAAGATCCTTCATCTGGTACTGCATTTGAACCTAAGGCACCTTGTATAGTATAATACTGTGAAACTACGGGATTAGTACCGCTTGCAAATGTAACTAAGTTAGATTCTAGAGGTGAACTTAATACGTTATCGGTCCATCTATATTCATTATGGATTGTTTTAAGAGCGTCACCGTTATTTGTTAGGGCTATGTTATAAACGGTAATTAAGTTTTGTTCTGGGCAACTTACAGTAACCTCTGCACTATCTGCAACACTAGCATTTGTTGTGGCTTCAATAGTTACCTCTGACTCATTGACATTGTTTTTTGGTATGGTAAAACTACCACTCACAAAGACAAGTCCGCTAGTATATTTTACACCATTATAATAAGCATTAAAAGTATATCCTACACCAGTGTTAGTGTCTTCAGTTACTATAGGAGATATTCCCGCTTCTGTTTCCATTATTTGTAAACCAGCTCCTGTAGGTGTGTCTATTTCAGTTATAATATTATCGTCTGAAGCATCTGGTATTATGTAACTAACAGTAACTTGTCCTACATCTTGACCTACATCAACACAATAAATGGTTCTTTTGCCAGGTTCAAGAACTAAATTTTCGGCTACATCACACCCTAAACATAGTCTGAAATCGAAAGTGTTTTGCAAGTTACCCGCTAACACAAACTCATTAGTATAAGGGTCATAACCACCTAGCTTTTGAGTACCTAAAGAATTTATAAAGAAATCTCTAAACCACCCTCTCATGCCTCTTTCAGATATTACAGAAAGCTCTTCTTGACCACTAGAACCTCCTCTTAATCTAATAACAGCTCCACGTTTTGAATCAACGAAATATTTATCGTATCCCCATACAGCAAAACTTTCAGGATTATTACTTATACCATACTCTTCATCTCTTGCTATCTGAACACCTAAAACTTGAGGTACACTAGTAAGTGCTCCCCCTCCAGCTGCATCTGTTAAAAGATCCTTTCCGACAGGAACATAAGATATTCTGTCTTCTTGTAAAGTAAGGATGTCGGTACGTCTTGAATAAAGTTTTCTTATTGGACCAAATGAATCTTCTAAGGGGCTAAAGTTTGCCAAGCCTAGGTTAAATTCATTTAGTTTATTTACGTTACTTTCATCGTTAAACACACCACTGTATGTTAAATCAGAAAACCTATGTGCTTCTTTATAAATTTGAGATGATGTAGTAGTGGTCCTATTTCCAAAAGTTAGACCCTTTCCTGTTATAGAGTCCCTAATTTTATAACTTTCTATACCGTCTCCGAAAGCTATACAATTTGTAAATCCTGTTTCTACGATAGCGTCTTGAGCTGTAACTACCCCTGAGTTGTCAATATCAATAATTTGATTTTGAATACTTCCCAAATGCTGTCCAAGCGAATCGACTCCAAAAGACTTCTCATTTTCAAACCATACATCAGGCAGCGCGTCTAAAGGCTGGGTTTCAAAAACAACTGAAGCTTGAGCCCTTATAACCTCTATCTCTACATCTAGTCTTGAGTCACCTCTACCAGGACACTCTCTACCACCACTCACTCCTAAGAATATTTCACCAGTATTAGTGTTTTCAATAAATCTAAAAAAGAATGATTGAACACCTTGAGATATATCTCCATCTACAGGGTCACGAGCGACTTGCAATGTTGAGTTGTTATACTGAATGTTGGTGCCATTATCAAAAGACAGCTCTTCAGCAGGATTACCTAACTGAAACAGAGAGTTTTTTTGTATAGCTCCTGAAGTTAAAACTCCTAATCCCTCTCCATCAAAAAACTCTTTAAAGTTTGCAAAAGTTGCACTAGCAATTATATCTTGCTCATATGACCAAACTAAATTTTCACATGGGGCCGATGATTTTCCCCCTGGTCTTGTTGATTTAATTTTTATTTTGACAGAACTATTCTCTGGTATATCATAAGATATATTCGCAGTGGCTCCTGAACCTGCTGGATTAGGTATAGTAACGGGATAAAAAACTTTTGGGTAGTGGTCGTTTTTTACATTAGGTCCGCTTATGTTACCGTAAGTAATAATAGGATTTGTTACTGAAGATACCGCAAAATTAGTTGGTATCATTTTCATATAAGTTCCAGGAGGCGCTTGTAACTTGGGACCTGATGGATTTAAAGGATCTGTAAATTCAATAAACCCTTTTAATTGAGCCTGCTTTTCTAAAACCACCGCTGTAGCACAGTTTCTTAAAGCTCCTGAGGAATCTTTTTTAACTATTAGACGGTCACCCTCTTCTACTTTGTTTGCATTCTCTCCTTCAAGTAAAAAATAAACTGGTGCTGTATTGTCTTCTTTAACAAAACTTGACACGTAAATTGTCTCGTATGTAGACTTACTAGACTTAATACAAAACTTATATCTTGTTGCCCAATATGGAGCATGTTGAGCAGGAGCTCCGCCTGCTTGGCCACCTGGTATGTTTACTGTAATACCATTTAAAAAAACTGAGTTCTGACAAGGAACGTGAGTGGTGTTTAAAGGCCCAACTAAAGCTGTAGAGGAACGATTGAAATCATCCATATATACAATACCAATCTCATAGTCTCTATTACTGTGTAAGCTAAAATTATTATTTGTCGTCCTTAAAAAAGACTCAGCGCTTAAAACTTGATAATATTCATAAGTTACATTTACTCCATCAACCCATTTCATTGCCAATAGTTGTAGACCAATTCTAGTATCATTTGGTCCGCTAGGAACTGATTGTATAGCAAAACCTTGAGTTGCTGCAGTTATACCACTTTCAGTTTTAGCAAAAGCCCCTAGTGTTGATGGTATTGAACAGTTAAATACATCACTAAAAGTAAAACCATTACATGCATTGCCAACAGTTTGTACATTGCTAGATGTACCTATACTATCTTGAAAATGTGAATCAGTAGCTAAATCATAAACAGTAGCATAGTCTTTGATTAAAGTATATGAAAACCCTATTTCAGTAACAGGCGTAAGTGCTGTAGGTGCCGATCCCGCAGAAGTGTAAAAACTTAAATGAGTAAAGTTAACTGTCCATGATATTGTAGAACCTGCTCGTAGAGGTAAGCTACTTAAATCTATAAAAAATATAGAATTTGTTTTGGTCGCTGTTTGGCCATAAGTATAATATCCATCACCTATAGTTTCTACTAAACCTGTTTGATTTACTTCAGAAGACGATAACGTTAAATTATATGTAAAATTTATTGCGTTATTTTGTCTGTCTTTTAAATTATAACCCTCAAAATAATTACCATAGACTAAGCGGTTTCCCATCAAAGTCTGTGCTTGTGCTTTTAAAGGTACATTGTCATAAAGCCTTAGTATTTCAAACTCAGGCAATACTGTAAATATTTTTTGGTCGTCAAAGGTAAATGTAAAAGAGTTGTTATCTCCTAACCCTTGCTCAGCTTTATTGATGGTCTCTATAATTTTTATTGTAGGGTCGCTCATGTCCTTATACAATAATTGTATTGCAACAACTAAGGGTCCACCAGTATCAAATGTAACTTGGACTACGTTTGCTGTGTTTAGCATCCCCTCATTAAGAAAACTCGACTCACTAAACCTATATACCCCTGCTTGAAATGCGGGCGCACTAAACTGTGACGTTGCTGAAAACTCTCCATTTTGATACTCATAGCGATATGCAAAACAAATAAACCTGTCTTCTAAAAATACTGTGCCGTCGGCAACAGTTGAGGTTACAATAGAAGGCGCAGAAGTGGGCGGCTTTTTAATTACCAAAATACTTTCTGCGCTAAACTGATCTATGTAAGACATATTATATTGTTATTGTATATGTTACACCATCTATTAATGTGATGCCTGTTAATTTCAGCTTTCCTACAGACTCTGGGTTCTGAGAGGCGTTACTTTCATCAACATATTGTGCGGTCGGGGCATATCTAGCTACATAAGTTCCGCTTGAACCATCACTTCCTGTAATATCACCCTTCATCTTTCCAGTGCCTGGATTGCCCCCGCCGCTAGACATGATAAGTCCAAAAGTTGCACTCCCGTCACTATTAGTAATAAATTGTGTTAACGCAAATCCTGATGCCGTATTTGCGCCTTGAATCCCAAAACCTTTTGTTGTAGGAGGTATACCAACTACTGGGCCTGTCGCGCCAAATGAAGTTACTGATCCTGCGTAACAACCCGTCCCTGGTAAATCAATTTGAGTTGTTGTGGGAGCAGCACCCGCTCCTATAGCGTTTACGGCAACGGGACAACCTAACACGGTGCCTTGATGAAATCCTACACTTATAAACCCTCCTAATGTTACAGAGCCTGCTGTAAATGCAAACGCTGTTGTTGTTCCGCTAGTTAAAGTTGAAACAATCGGCTCACTGTATGAATTTTTTACGTTTATAACTCTAGGTGGATTTAAAAAATCTGTAAAAAAAAGTAAATCACCAACCTTATTGGTGCCAGTAATTAAAAACTGTGGGTTAAAATTTAATGTAGTGTTTATACCAGAGCCATCGTCAATGCTTATGACATGATATTTTAAAAATCCTGTTAACACATTTAAAGAGACTATCATATCGATCTTGCCTGTGTCACCTATTGGAAAGTTTGAATCATGCACAAACCAATACAAAGTTTCATTTGCTCCGTCTTCATAAACACCAATTGTTCTAGCTTCTGAGCTTAATGGAGTATTAGTAAGAGTTACAGGATCAATAAAATATAATTCTGAAAGTTGTGTATTTCCTTTTGCGTTTTCTACCGAACCTACTTCAGATTCCTCTGTTGACCCTAATCTTAAATTTAACGCATCTACATATTCGCCGTTAGGTAGCAGCCTTTCGTCAAGGCTTTTATTCATTCGCCCTAATACAAAATTTCTTTGTGTGTTTGCCATTTTATTTTAGCCACTTGTTTTCCCCTCTCATGTTCATCAACAAACGCCCTGGGTGAATATTACTTAACCGTATTTTTGCATTTCTTAATAATGCTGTTTTATCTTTTCTTGCTCTGTTTATTATATATTCCTGTACTCCAAATTTGTTATTTAATATCGCGTATTTTATATAGGCATATATATAGTCCTCGAATAACTTGTTTAAGGTAATTAAAGAATCATCCCCACCTTCCATGCCATCTGAAATGTATTCTAATATGCATTGTTCATTTGCCATAGTAGAATCGAAATTAATCACCCCTGCTTTCTTATCTATCGTAAAGGTAGGGTTCATGTTAGCCGTCTCTGTATTAAGGCCGTATCGAGCTCCTATGTAAGTGTCATAAAAATCTTCGTTAAACGGAGGGTTATTGTCTTGATCTAGGTTGGCTTGGTTTAAGTAAATACTATTTAACGATCCATCTTCTCTTGCGGTATTGAGGCTTGAGGTTTGTGTGTTGACATTATCGTCTGCGTCATAAGTAAAAGATGCGGTTGCCGACTGAACGTATGATAAGGCTGATTGAACTTGTATGTTTTCAAGCAATGGTCGTATGGTATTGTTTTTAAACAAAGAAATTCTAACCCAATTAACATAATCAGAAGGTAAAACAAATCTTAAATCTGAATATACCGTTAACTGTAAAGATTTTATCTCCTTGAATGCATCATAGTTGAGCTCTTGAATACCTCGTTTAGCGTGAAATAATATTTTAAACCTGTCCTCATTATTAACTAAAGAATGGTTTCCGCTATACATCAACAGAAAATTATTGACAATATCTGTTAAACTTACATACTGATAAGACCCCCAATTTAAATCAGTGGGTGTCGCTCCATCATTAGTATAATATTTTTTTTGATCTATATATGCCATAATTATTGTTGTTGATTTTGCATTTGTTCTTCAACTTGTCCAAATTTAAATATATCGCCTTCTCTAATAGATATACCTGCATACTGTAAAATTTTAGCCACTAAATCATTAGCGTCATCAATTGGTAATTCAAAATCTTGAAAGTCAGCTTGACTCTGGTCAAATATAGGAGCTCCTCCTGCAATTGTTGTAAAAGTCCACTTAGGGTCTAATGGATATCTTATATACTGAGAAGTAATATCAGTAGCCCCGTTAAAAGTAGAGGGAAATATAGTAACTAAATTGCTTTCTAAAGTATAAGCTGGATAAATTGTAGAGGGAGCAGTGAGCAGTGAATTATTAAGCATTGTAATTTTACTTTGCGATACTCTTTCTGCCTCACCTTTAAACTGTCCCACTGATGAACACAAAATTTTATTTACTATGTAATAATCCGCAGGCAAAGTATAAACATTGCCAGCGCTTTGTGCAAGAGTGGCTGTTACCGAAAAAGAATCTATTACTTCTTCGTATCCTTTTTTTATATCAGCATATCCTGTACCTGAAACGCGAGCATTTTCCTCATTAATTTGCTGGTTATAATTAACAAAGTATTCATCAAATAAATCCAACTGTGCTTGTTTAGCAAATAAATTAAAATCACTTGGTGATATATACCCGTAGTTATTTTTGTTTATAATTGCTAATACTGTATTTCGTACAGAATTTATCATTGTTATTCTTTTACACAAAGATAAGTAAAAAAAAAAGAGGTCAATTTTTCATGACCCCTTCTCTAAATAGTAAAAAATAAAAAAGATATTAAAGTAGATTTACATGTTGTTAGCCAATCCTGATAAATGTTTTAATGCTTCTAAACCTTCATCGGTTTGAAAAAATGACGCTATTATGTATATAGGATCTTCTTGATAAGGCACATTTAACATTTTCTTTTTGTTAGATGGTGTGTTAAACCATACCTCTTTGCTATTATTTCTAAATTGCAAAATCTTTTTATCAAAGAATAATTGGATCTTGGCATTTAATTTTAATGCTGGATCTTTAAGTAACAATAAAAAATCTTTAGGCTGATTTTTTGCAAACACTAGAATATCTCTTCTTAGTTCAGCTGTAGTTATAGATGTAACATCTTGCTGAAATAAAACTCTTCCAATATTTTCTACTTGGTCTACAGTTAATTGCCTAGCTTCTATTAATGCATCAACCTCAGCATTTAAGTCGTCAACAATTTGTGCTGCATCTTTTGCTTTGTCAACCTCAACATATACCCTGCCATTTCCAGGATGATATGCTAAAAATTTTTGTAATACTTGATTTTCTTTACGCACCGTTAAAAAACCATTTTCAAAAACTATAGGCTCTAATATTGCATTATCATCTTGATCTTCTTGAAAAGGTGAGTTTTGGTTTCTTGCATAGCGCAACGCTTTATTTGTTCCAGTCTTTTCATCAAACCACAATAGAGGGAATCTCTGTGTATGTCTTGACGCTAAAATTAAGGATAGTGGCGCAGTCTCGCGCGTTAGTTTGTAGATTTTATCTACGTATTTACTAGTAGTTTTCATTTGATTAGATTTAAATTTTATAAAAAGGGGGATCTTGAGATCCCCCCGAAAAAACACTTATTATCTACTCTTGAAAGATAAAGAAGTTGTTAGCACCTAAAGTACAAACAGCTCTCTCTGACAAGAAGTTTACTTGCATGTTATCTACATCACTTGTCATAGCACCACCAGCAGAACCAGTAATCCAAGTCTTGTAACGTCTGTCTTCTGTTTCAGAAGCTCTATATCTAACATGTAA